CAATGAAAACGATCAATGTGTATGGGGATGTGTAGATATAGATTCCTATGCAGGTTTTGATCATAAAAAATTAATAGATAAAATAAAAAATTATAATCTACCACTGGTGGTGTGTAGATCAAAGAGTGGCGGGGCACATGTCTTTCTGTTTACCGCAGACTCGGTGTCCGCAGAAAGAATGAGAGACAAACTTACAGAAATAAAAACATTACTAGGATACGGTGGATCAGAAGTCTTTCCAAAACAAATTCAATTAAAATCCCAAGACGACACAGGAAATTTCCTTAACTTACCATATTTTAATGGTGATGATACAACCAGATATGCATTTAAAGATGATGGTACAGCAGCAAACTTAGAAGAATTTTATGAGATCTACAATAACGTAAAACAACTAGATGTTGGTCTTATAAAAGTACAGCGGCCTCAGTCAGAATTTTCTGACGGGCCGCCTTGTATAGAATTAATGGCTATAAATAAAATTCCAGAAAATGGTGGACGTAATAATGCGATGTTTCATTTTGGAGTATACGCTAAAAAGAAATGGCCAGCAGAATGGAAAACTAAATTAACAATGTTTAATGCTGATGCAACGACTGTACCATTAACAGAGAATGAATTAGATATAGTAAAAAGACAACATGAGAAAAAAGATTGGGGCTATAAATGTAATGATATTCCAATGTGTAATCTATGTGATAAAAAATTATGCAGAAATCGTAAATACGGAATAGGAGAAGAAATTGTATTTCCTGCGCTAACCGATTTACAAAAAATTAAATTAGAAAAACCATATTATTATCTTAATGTAGATGGTGAACGTTTACACCTGGAGAATGTCAAGTTTTTAAAACAACAAAGTTTGTTTCAAGAAGCATGTATGGAACAATTAGATTTTAAACCACCAACAGTTAAACCTAGAGATTGGGATATGATTATAAATCCATTGATGAAGAATCACGAACCTGTGGAAGCACCAGAAGGTGTAACAACAGCAGATCAACTAAAAAATCATTTAGAAGAGTTTTGTTTAAATAGACACATAGGTTCTGATGTTACAGATCTTAAAAAAGGTTCAGTATGGAATCAGGGGGGTTATCATCATTTTGTATTTAGTCAATTTTATAGTAAATTTTTAATAAGACAACGATGGGAAATAAATTATTCTAGAACAGCGCAAATGTTAAAAGATCACTGTAACTGTGATGATAAAAAAAGAGTAGGAAAAGAAAGAATTTCTGTTTTTACAGTAAAACAATTTGATAAGAAAAAAGAAGATTATGTTCAAAAAGAATTGAAACCAAAGGATGTGTTTTGAAAACAATAGTATTAGGACCACCAGGTACGGGTAAAACAACTACACTATTAAATAAAGTAGATGATTATTTAAAAGAAACAGATCCAGATAGAATTGGCTACTTTGCTTTTACACAAAAAGCTGCGTATCACGCCAGAGACGAAGCAATAAAAAAATTTAATTTAACTGAAGATGATCTTCCATATTTTAGAACACTACACTCATTAGCATTTAGAAAATTAGGACTTAAAAAAGATCAAGTTATGCAATCAAGACACTATAAAGATCTTGGAAAAAAGTTAGGATTTCCAGTAACTTACGCCGAGCATCAAGAAGATCACGGTATATTTACTTCTGATAGTGAGTATTTACAAATTATACAATTAGCACAACTTAGAAATATTACACCTGAACAACAATATAATAGAAGAGAACATACTCAAGATTTAGAACTAGACAAACTACACACTATTCATAATGAATTAAAAAGATATAAAAAAGAACATAACTTAATTGATTTTAATGACATGATTTTAAATTTTATTAAGTCAGATTTATCCCCCAAATTTGATGTGATTTTTATTGATGAAGCACAAGATTTGTCCTTAATGCAATGGGATATGACAAAAACTATATGGAACAAGAGCGAAGATACTTTTATTGCAGGGGATGATGATCAGGCTATTTTTAAATGGGCTGGGGCTGACGTAGATTCTTTTATAGCTTTACAGGATCAAATGATTAATCTTCCTTTAATACAATCACATAGAATACCTATTAAAGTTCATCAATTGGCAATGGGAATTATAAATAGAATTAAACATCGAATTGATAAAACATGGCAACCTAAAACTAATGAAGGAAGTTTACACCGACATTTTGATATTGATTCAGTAGATATGTCTTCTGGTGAATGGTTGGTATTGGCCCGAACTAAACACATGCTAAAAGAAATAGAAGACACCTTATATCGTAAAGGTTTATATTATGAGACTCGGCATAAGCGTAGTTATGAAAAAGATATTCAAGAAGCTGCTACAAACTGGGAACATTTACGTCAAGGACAACTTTTAACTTATAAACAAATAGAAAAAATTTATGGATATATGTCTCCTGAACATAAAGATAAAACATTGATACAGGGTATGACGAAAGGATCATTTTATGGCATCGACCAACTGACAAAAGACTTTGGATTAAAAACTAAAAAAGTTTGGTTTGAAGCGTTTGATGATGCAGGCTCACGACGCATAGAATATTTAAGAAAGATGCGAGCAAATGGTGAACAGTTAAATAAAAAACCAAGAATAGAATTATCTACTATTCATGCAGCTAAAGGTGGTGAATCACAAAATGTAGTGCTGTTAACTGATCTCACTAAAACAACGTTGGATACGTATGAAAAAAATCCAGATGATGAAAGTAGATTATTCTATGTAGGTGCAACACGAACAAAAGAAAATTTACATATTATAGCCCCTAAACAGGAATGTAAATCTTTTCCACTATGAGCGACGTTTATAAAAAACAAGTTGGTGGAACTCACTACGCTTCGATGGTTATTCAACCATCGGAGTTTATAAATAAAAATAATTTGCCATTCGCAGAAGGGAATGCTATAAAATATTTGTGCAGACACAAGCAGAAAGGACAAAAGCAGGATTTAGAAAAAGCAATTCACTATTGTCAGATGGCAATCGATAGAGATTATCCAGAGAAAAAAGAACGGAAATCCACCGACTGGATTAAAGGCTATAACAAATGGAAGAAAGATAAATGATACAACAACCACTTTTTAAACCACAAACAGAATGGTTACCACCAGAAGAATTTCCGGATCTATCTAAATATGAGGAAATTTCAATAGACCTAGAAACTAAAGACCCTAATTTAAATATAAGAAGAGGCTCTGGTTCTGTTGTAGGAGTAGGAGAAATTGTAGGAATAGCTGTAGCTGTTAAAAACTGGTGTGGTTATTATCCAATTGCTCATGAAGGTGGGGGCAACATGGATCGTAAAAAAGTCTTGAAATGGTTTCAAAGTGTATTAAATACATCAGCAATAAAAATCTTTCACAACGCCATGTATGACGTTTGTTGGATTAGGGCCCTAGGTTTAAGTATTAACGGTAAAATAGTCGACACAATGATAGCCTCGGCTTTGGTTGATGAAAATCAAATGCGTTATGACTTAAACAACTGCAGTAAAAGATACACTGGAAAAGGAAAGAATGAAACAGAATTATATGAAGCTGCAAAGTCTTGGGGGGTTGATCCCAAGGCAGAAATGTATAAACTACCTGCCATTTATGTGGGCGCATATGCAGAACAAGATGCCACCATTACTTTAGCGTTATGGCAAGAATTAAAAAAAGAAATTAATCTTCAAGATATAAATTCAATCATGGACATGGAAACAGAATTGTTTCCCTGTCTAGTTGATATGAAATTTAAAGGTGTTCGCGTTGATGTGGAAGCAGCGCATAAATTGAAAACCACATTACTTGCACAAGAAAAACAATCATTACAACAAATAAAAAAAGAAACAGGAATAGATACCCAAATATGGGCAGCACGATCCATTGCACAAGTTTTTGATAAGCTAAACTTAGACTACGACCGAACTGAGAAAACATCTGCTCCTTCCTTTACTAAAAATTTTTTAGTGAATCACCCCCACCCGCTAGTGAAACATATAGCCCGGGCTCGTGAAATAAATAAG